TCGCAGTAGCCGTCGATTTCACGCGACGCCGCCTCGATAGAAAGTTCGAGAATCTGATCGTCAATGTCGTCGGTAATCCGCAAAGCCTTTTTTACAAGGTCTAACGAAACGTAACCATTAGTAACTGCCACAGTAAGCCTCCGGTGTCTAGTCTACCGCGACCAGTCACCCAGCCTCCAGGACTGCAAAGACCAAGACCACCCCATCACATCACCAGCAGATTTACTATCGAACAGTTTGCGGTTACGGGCGAAGGTTTCAGTGTTGCGCCGTTGGTACCGTGGTTCGGATTTCAACGTCGAACTATTCGCATGAGTAGCGGCAACAGGTAGGCGCACGACAGGCACCCCGGACAGTTGGCACCGGCGCAGATAATCATTGTCTTCGAAGTAGGCGGGATAGAAACGCTCGTCAAACAGCCCCACAGCCTTCACAACGTCCTCACCTACCGCAAAGGTGTGGAAGTGTGGTGCGTCCTGTGCGAGCGTTAGGGACGATTCTCGCGCCTTTGAGAGGGTCTCCAGGCCCCCAGGTTGGTACACCACGTCGTTAGAGCTGAACGTCCACCGGTCATCATGCGGGAACAACTTAATCCCAAGGTTCCACGACGCAGCGACCCCGAGGTTGTAGGGCATACTCAACACGTTAACCGACCAGACGTGTTGGTTCTTAAATGTTAAGTTTCCGCCCAATTTTTTACCATTGTCAATAATGAGCAGATCGCGTACCGGGTAATCAATTGATTCCAACATTTTGTGCAACAAGTCGTAACGGTTCAACACTGGAACAATCAAATTGGGGAGCATAGGAGTATCCTAATGGGATGGCCCACAGACAACAACGAACCTGGTTTAGCAAAATCAAAACAGCGCACCCCGAATGGTTTGACGGTGTGCAAGTCCTCGAGGTTGGATCGTTAAACATTAACGGCACAGTTCGCGACTTCTATAACGCGACACGTTATGTCGGTGTGGACATCGGCCCAGGTCCAGGCGTAGACGTCATATCGGGCGGGGAAAAACTGGACTACCCGGACAACAGCTTCGACATAGCCGTATCGGCAGAATGCTTCGAGCACAACCCCGAGTGGGTCGCCACCTTTACCAACATGCACCGGATGGCAAACACCGCTGTACTTATTACCTGCGCCTCGGACGGTAGGCCCGAACACGGAACAAGTCGAACAGACCGGGGGTCATCACCACACACCGGCGACTATTACCGCAACCTCAACCAACAAGACTTCGAACAAGAATTCGACCTGCAAGCGATGTTTAGTGAACATGCGTTCGAGTACAACCCCGAGTCACAGGACCTTTACTTTTACGGTGTGAAGGCTTAAGCGCCGAAATAGTTTTTCAGGAACGGCACCCACTTCTCGTCCCACACCGTATCCACATCAAACCCGAGCGCAAAGTCCCTCGACACTTTAGACGGGCCACGCGGAGAATCGAACGCATGTTCCAAAGCCACCAAAATAGACGCGACATCGGGCACCTTCCACCACGACTTTTGCCCCTCATCCCACAACGGGTGACCATCCACAAGCCAACCGTCATCGGCTACTAGATCGGCGGACGCGGCCCAGTTCGAAGCAATCGCCCTAGTGCCACACGCCTGAGCTTCCACTGTCGGAATACCAAACCCCTCACCATAGGAGGGTGCGAGCAACACGTCGAAGGCGGAATAGAGTGACGCCATCTGTTTGCGGGTGTAACCAATGCGGAGGTTAATCGGGTCAGGGAAAATCACCCGTTCCGGTTCAATCCCAACCACCTGCAACAGGTGAGGCAGGTCGAATCCCTGGTAGGCCTTAGATGGCTCAGTGTGCAAATACAACACAGTGTGAGGATGTTTCTTCATGAACATGGCCGTGGCCAGTAGGTTCTCCGCGTAGGCCTTGCGGTGGATTACACCGTTGGCTTTATTCGCGGCCACCATTCCAATAACAAACTCATCCTTCACACCCATAAACTCACGGGCCGGCATGTCATCAAACATTTCCGTAGGTTGCATCACCTTAGTGTCTACACCGTGGGGAATATAAGTGTTGTTTATACCGGCCTCGTTCATGAGGGCGTGACCGTTTGGGGCCATTGAAATAGGCGTCACGTTCGGCTTCATTAATTGTTTCGCCACCATCGGAGGCAACGACACGTGATCCACCGGTGTCCACTGCACCATTGGAATGTCGTCTAATTTGGGGTTGCGGTAAACCCACGCATCGTAAAGCGTAAAAATGGCGTGAGGTAAGTCCTCCCGGCCCGCCCGATGCCTAGCATGATTTTGCGGGAGCACGTCGTCGGAATACATTGTCAGACCACGCGGGTAATGTGGAACCTTCCCACCCTTAACCTTAATTTCATCCATGCGAGCTTCGAGACCAAAGTTCGACATGGCCGCCGTGTGAATGCCATGCTTTACCAAACGCTCAACAAGAAACTGGGCTTGCTGTCCATACCCTGTCGGCGTTCCCGGACTGTTAGACGCTAACGAAACAACCGCATTAATCTTTTCAGGTTTCATGGGTAAAGGGTAACAAAGAAACCCGGCCCCCACCGTATGAGCAGGGACCGGGTTTCTTTAGGGCTGTTGTTAAGCAGTAACGCTTTCAAACAGTTTGATGTGTGACGTGTGGGTCAGGTCACCATCGAGACGCATCAGGAACCGGTAAGTAATCAGGTCCTGGTTGAATGCGTAGTCCCCGGAGCTGGCAACATCGAGGCCACCAGCCATGCGGACCTTGAACGAAGGCAAGTGTCCGAACGCGACAGGCAGTTCGCCGGCAGTACCGGTCGAAGCCATGTGCGGGTTCTCAACCACTTCGTATCCAGCAAACGCGTCAGGCTGACCAACGTTTACCTGGTACAGGTAGTTTCCGTTGTCATCCTTGAGTGTACGCATTTTACCAATGGTCGAACCGTTAGCCATGTACTTCACACCAGGCAGGCGACGTGCCATGCCATCGAGTGTGTACTGGAGTTCGATCAGTTCGTCGGCAGTGAACACACCGTCGGTAGCGGTACCTGTGACACCGGTCGAAGCGGCGGTCACGATTCCGTTGGGCTGGTTCGAACCAGTACCCGTGGTCAACGCGGCGTTCGTTGCAAAACCTAGGGCATTGCCGGCTGCGTTAGCAAGGTGCGACTCAATGTCGAATCCTGCGTCGGTGACCAGTTCACGCGACACCTGGATGAGCTGACCATACTTGAAAGCACCGAGTGTGATGCTGGAGTAGGTGGGGTCAGACTCGCCGATTGCGGAACCTTCAGCAGTAAGCGCAGCGGTACCGTAAGCGGTCAGGGTCGGGATGGTGAGGTCTTCACCGCTAGTGGTGTTGATAACCTCGGACTCGTCCAGCATGGGGCCAACGAGACGGGCAACATCGAACACCTGGTCGAAGAAGCTCTTGGGAACAGTGTTAGCACTGGACACAATATCGCGGCGTTCGAACGTGTGAGCACCACGGGTTTCCGCAATTTCGCGGAGCATGTGTGCATCGGTGCGCTCTTCCTCAGCAACAACAAAACCGCGAGCGGCCAGTGAAGCCTCGTGCTTGCGCTCTTCGTTGCGTTTTGCAACAGCGATCGCCTCGTCGGCTTTACGAATGTCAGCCTCGATACGGTCAATCTTTTCAGTGGTTTCAGCGTCAAGCCCGCCACGTTCCTCGGCAGCATCCAGTGAATCAGACATGAAATGCCCTTCCTAATAAACGTATATGTGTGGTGGCCGCGCTTACGCTGAACCTCACGAGGGCGCTAACGCTCACCCGCTCCTATAAGTTTAAATGAAGGGTTGCGGTCTACTCAGATTAAGACTTAACAGTCCGACGAGTCCTAGTCGCCTTAGCCGCCAAATGACGGACAAGCACAATGACCACCGCAATCGCAAACGCCACCACAATCAGTGACACAGCCACCGCAACAGCCCAACCTAGAAACCCCCACGGGCTCATCGGGTTTCTTCCGGAGCAACCGTAGCCCGCTTGATTTTCGGCTCGTCCAGTTGCGCGATTTCCTCAGCCCACACCGGAGCCAAAGACTTAATCGCACCCGCCGAAGGATTACCAGCGACTTTCAGAATGACACGTTCGATTTCTTTAGCAGTAGCCATCAGAATCCCATCAATAGTTGAAGTTTCTTTTTCTTAAGCTGTAACAGTTGGCGGGCCTTTTCCTCATCCTCGGACACGGCCGGTTCGGCTTCCTCCGGGGCTGGTGCCAACTCGTTCAACACAGACTCAATCATTACACGATCGTCGGACGAAATGTCCTCGCCATTCTCAATCTTCAACACCGCGTCTGCGAGGGCGTCCACGTCAACCTGTGCGCGTTGTGCAACACGGGCCAAACCGCGAACCGTAGCAGTCCCATCCGTCGTCGGATACGCCGGGAATGCCACACCGGTAGAAACTTCGAAAAGGCGAACCGAGTTCAAAGTACGTTCGGAACCGTCGGCGCTCCAAGTGTCGCCACCCTTTGGCACTGTGAAACCAAACGAGAACGCGGTCACATCCCGCCGTTGGATAAGGACTTTAGCGTCACGGCCAGCCTGAGTGTCCGGCAACTCAGCAGACACCCGCAAACCGTATTCGTCTTCATAGAGCTTCAACGTGCCAGCCCTAGTGGAACCCAACACGGTAGACGAATCGTGATTCCACAATAGCTTCACATCATTGCGAGATTGCAATGAACGCTTAAAT